TATACGATGATACAGCTTGTGTAGAATAAGGAGTTGAACTACCTGTTTCTAGCATTCTTATTTGCCATGTTCCATTCGCAGAAAGTGTACCTGGCATATTATTTACCGAGCAACTTACATTGATATTTATATTTAATGCACCTTTTAAATTAGTCGTTTTCTCAACTCTATATGCAGCATTACTATAAAAGTTTTGTGGGTCGGAAAGTTCATTATACCAAGGAAGTGTTACCCAACTACCAGATGCAAGGGTTATGTCTGTCATACCACTACCTGATATTGCACCTACTTTAATTTTACCATATGTTTCCAAATCAACACCACTATATTCTGGATATTTTAGTGAATTATTACAAACCATATAAACATCATCTAAAAAACCTTCGTTCAGAAATGAAGATGTGTATGTATATCCAGTTTTCTCAAATATTGCATCCCATACTGCTTTTACTCTGATTGCAGGTTTAAAATTCTGTACAGTTAGTGCACCATCAACATCATCCATACCAAATAAATTATCTGAACCTTGTGTAAATGTATATGCACTACCATAGTCTGCAAGTGGATAGACAATGCTACCACTGAATAAATTACCACTCCAACTTGATGTAATATTATCGTAAGAAGATGTGTGATTGTATTTTGAAAGTGTTGTTAAGTCATTTAAAGTTAATCTATTAATATCTCTACTAAAGCTTGATACAATACCATAAAGACTTACTTCGTATGAGTCAATGAATTTATTTTCATAAACTGATACTTTGTTTAATTGTAGATATCCATTAGCTAAATATATTCCATCAAAGTCTAAGTATGCTTGTACCTTTTGATTGGTTGCAAATAGAAATGGGTTTTGAACACTAATATCATATACATGTTCAAAGAATGCATTATTCTTTTTAGTACCAGGTAACATTATAGTCCTACTAAATTCAGCAGGTATGCTACCTATGTCAAATAGGTTAGTGATATTGTTACTAATCTTAATCTCTTCATCTTTGAAAAGGTCTAATATTATATCATTAGCTACTAACTTTACATTATATCCTTGCGTGCTATTTAGCATATTATAATATTAATTTATATCCTTGACCTATTGAAAACTCTATTGTATATTGTATAAGTTTATCAACAACATGAGTTTTAAAATCTAATGTTGTCGTTTTGATTGTTAATGGTTTAATTGCTTGTGAACCTTGTTCTTCATTGTATTGCCAATAGATTTCATCTGATACTAATAATTGCTTGAATATATTATTATAGTCTTGACTTACCCAATCTGTATTTACAATAAGATTTTCAGATGAGTCAACAATGTATCTTTGTATAGAAGTATCGTATGAGTTATAATCAAATGTTCTGCTATTAAAGTTTCCAATTTGAGGTTGATAAGTTCTAGCCTCTGTATTAAATTGTTGTTTAGAAACTCCATTGAAATTATATTTGTCGAACTGCCCATATCTGTTTTTCCACCATATTCTTACGTTTGGATACTTTTTCCTACATTCAATATTAAAGTTTAATTTTGACCCAATAGGAACGCTTCCAGAGTATGCCTGAATGTTATACATATCCCCACTTCCCAATGTGTTTAATGGAAAACCATCTGCATTAGGTGAATAAGGTATTTGTTCTATTTGAGTTGTAGTAGTGTTAGATGTTGCAATTAAATTATATTCACCATTAGTGCCGGCAGAACCCGAATAAACTATCCTGGTTGGTATAATACTTCCTAAGTTTCCTTTGTATACACCAAACGTTCCTCCATGCTCGGTATAAACTGATTGACTGCTAGGGCCATCGGTTAAGAATGGATAGAAAACACTTTGTGATTGTAATGATGTTCCTATTGCATTTGGAAATAAATCATATCCATCCAATGCAACAAATATAGAAGATGATGCAAGTGAAGATGTAATATATTCAATACCATTATAATATCTGTAATAAGAATTTGCTTTTACATACTTTGTATAAGATGTATTTGCATATGCTGAATCACTAAATGTTGAGTTGACAATCTTGCTTACGTCAAATATACCAACGCTAGAATTATTTGGATATTTTGCTAAAGTATAATTTGCAGCTGATGATGAGTTTGCAAGTGAACCGCTCCAATAATATAAATCTAATAAATATTGAAATTGAGATTGAGTTACATCAGTTGAAGAACTGACTGTAAATATCATAGGTGATTGTGATAAAGAAGCACTTGCTGGTGTTTGTATAATTGTAATCGGCATTACTAATTCGTTTTATATTTAACCAACTGAAAGTTATTTGTATTTAACGAAGCGACAAAATGATTTCGTCTGCTAATGCATTTGCAATTTCGTCACTTAATTTCTTTTCAAAAGTAAGATTGACTGCATCTGCAAACCAAGGTCGTTTAGGTCTTATTGCAGGTTTACCATTTCGTTTAGTACCTGTCTCTAAGAATAAACCATAGTCAACTGTCTTAACTACTATACCACCTCTTAATTGTGCAACTTTAAGTGAATTAAGTAATGTCTTGCTTTGTACATGTGGGTATTTCCAATAAGTCGGATTTGCTTGTAGATAAGGTGTGTTTAGTTTATAACTTCTTCTTAAACGCCTATTATTTTTATCGCTTAGATTAGCTTTTAAACTATCTCTTAATATTGGTACGGCTTTAGCAATTGCCTCTTCTATCGTCATTATGGATTAAGATTGATTGTACAATAATTAAAGCAGTTATTAGGAACTGTTAAGTCAAATGCTACTGTCCAACCTGCTAATACATTATCCAATCTATCTAAAAACGGAACTGCTCTTATGTTTCCTAATTCGAATAATGCAAAGTTATTTGTATAAGCCATTACATCATTTATAATACCCATAAGGTTTGCATAGATGTCGTTTAAATCATCTATACCTTCGTATGGAATAATTTCTTTGTTTCTATTATCAATTGAATCTGGTATTATTAATTTTGGTTTATCTAATAGTGTCAATACAAAATTATATTGCATTGTATTCTTAGTTACATCAGTTGAATCAACATATATGTTTGCAAGTGGATAAGCTGGAAATTCTTTTATGTCAGTCGAAAATATATCTCCCTGACTAACAAATCCAATAGAAGGGTGGTTTTTAAGTATTGTTTTCCAATAGTCCATCATCACATAGTATACACAATAGTTACTTGCAGAGCTTAATGTTGCCATAATAGTTTATTTTAGAAGTGAATTCCTCCGTAGTACTGTGAAGATTTATCCGGGTAAACCTCTGTTTGGTCACCTGTTACTTGTAAGTATTCAGGTATACCACCTGCATTAGATGTTGAGATTAACCAATCTTGCATTCTAGTTGCATAATAGTCAGCATTGTTTAATGCCTTAGTCAAAAGATAATCCAATTCATTCTTTGTAGGTGCAGTGGATTGCTCAGATAAATGTTTAACTGCTCCTCCTGCTTTAAAATCGATTGATGAGAATGGAATATATTCAGTACATGCATACCAAATTAAAGTTGGTTTAACATAATCTTCTAATAAAGTTTGATAATCACCTGAAACATTACCAGCAGTAATCTTTGTTTGTAATGCGTCGTAAAGTATTGTGCCTAATAAATTAAGTATATATTTTTCTTGTGCTGTGCGTAAAAACGGAATTAGTTTGTCAGCGTCTATTGCTCCACCTAATGGAGTATTCTTTATAATGTCATTACGAGATATGAATAATGCAAAAGCCATAGTATTAGTATTTATTATTTAACAAATTGGTTATTCGTAATCATTTTTGAAAAAAGCAGAATTAACTTTTGGTAATCTTTCATTTACCGGTACAGCTTCTGCATCATCTACTTGTGATTGTTCGTTTGCAGTATCTTCTACTTGTTCTATTGTTTGACCCGATTCTTCTGCCTGTTTAGAAGCAATTGAGAGTGGCATAATTTGTTCAATATATAAATCTGTCATATCCCATCCACCCGATTCTAAACATTCCTCTATTGCACCTAAGAATAGATTTTGGAATGGTACAATTGTCATTGATTGTAAGATACTAAATGCCATAGCCATCTCATCTGCGTTTGAACTAAAACCATTTACTTCTGTACGAATACCAAAAAGTAAAGGTGAGGTAATTCTATGAGCAACCAATATTCTATCTTGTGCGTATTTAGCAACATACTCATATTTCTCATGTAAGTTATCAGTTTGTATTGCATCGAATGTTGGTTTGTTATCTGCTGAATCGTTGAATGTAATTAAGAATCTACCTGCGTTTCTAGTGCCTGTAAACTTAGATACAATCTGGTCTTCAATAATATCTCTTTCTTCAATTGGTGGAACTCCGTTATTTAAATTGATTGCTACTAATGGTAAGAAACCATTTTCAATATTGTTTAAATGTAAGTTTGATAACTCTGCTTCACTTGCAGCAAATTGTAATGCTGAAATCCAATCAGGCAAAGAGTAATAATACTTTCCAGGTGTATATCCCTTAATGTAATATATTTCAACTTTCTCATTTGATGTACCATATGCTGGTATTTTCTTTTTATTACGGATTGACTTTTGGTCAGCCCAATCAACTGCATAATAATAGTTTTGAATATGCATTGCATCATGTAGTTTTTCAGCTCTTAATTTTTGAACTGGTATGTGATACAACCTTAAAACTTTTGTATGGTCATCATTCCAAACTACTTGCATTGCTGCATTACCAAATAACTTTAAGTCAAATGAAATCTTTCTACCACAATTTTTACTTAATATCTTTTTGAATTGTTCTTCAAATGCAGGATTCTTAGTAAAGATACCTTCACCATAAATTAAATCAGATATACCTTCCACACATGCAGCATTGGTTGTAGATGTGTTATACGCTTCTTCTATTAACCAAAAGAAATCATCACTATCATAAATGCCAACAGGCACCCATGATTGACGTGTTCTTGTATCTTCAGTTATGACAGGTATATCGTGTCTGCTTAGATTAATTACTTTTAAGTCATTCATATTATAATATTATGTATTGATTTGATGATGTATAAGATAAACTTGTATCATTTTGTGTTATATAATCCACCTTATTAGATTGTGATACAAAATAAGATTGTGATTGTTGAGAGAATACTTGTACAGTTCCTTTGTATTGCAATGTAGATTGACTGCCTGTTGTATCCCACAATACCATTCTATATTGGTCTCCTACTTGACT